GGATTCGGTAGAATAATTACTAAAGTAGTTAATGGTACTTATAAGTACAAAGTTGAGTTCTTAAATAAAGTAAAATTCAAAGATGCATTACCAGATGAAAAAACAAAAGGTGAAAGTGTTGAATTTACTACAACTTCATTAGAAGGTACTGTTCTTAAACTTGCAGATGGATCATGGTCTAAAACAAAAACATTTGATACTTATACTGATGCAATTACTTATCTAGAAGGTTTACTTGCTAAACCAACAGGAGACTAAAAATGAAGGATTATAAATTCACATTTGAAGTTGATGATAAAAAATATACATTAGTATTTAATTTAAATGTTATGGAGACTATCCAAGCAAAATATGGCAGTGTTCAAAAATGGGGAAGACTTACCGATAGTAAAAAAGGTGAACCAAATGCAAAAGCGTTGATATTTGGATTCTCTGAAATGATTAATGAAGCTATCGATATAGAAAATGAAGAGAATAATACTGAAAAACCATTCTTAACATTAAAGCAAGTTGGAAGAATAATTACAAAAGCAGGTATTCAAGAATCTGCTAAACAATTAAATAAAGCAATTACTGAAAGTGTTAAGGATGAACACCCAAAAAACATATAGTCCACGAGGATGAATCAGAAAAGATTGATTTCTCGTGGATTTTATTTGTAGGAATAAAGTTGTTAGGTATTCCTAGAAAAGAAGTAGGAAGACTAACATATCGTACATTTAAGAATCTATATTACCATTATCAAAATTATTATGACTTTACTTTAAAACAAGTAAGTTATCAAAGATTAGAAGAATTGGTAATGGAAGATGAAGAATGGCTTAGATAGAAAGGAGGTAACATATGGCAGGATCATTTGGTGGTTCAATTAAATTAACTGGAGAAAGTGAATATACCAGAGCATTAAAAACCATTACAAGTAATTTAACTGTAATGGCAAGTGAAATGAAATTAGTTTCGACTCAATTTGGTTCTACTGATAAGTCTGTTCAAGCTGTTACCTCTAGAAATCAAGTGCTTAATAAACAAATCGAAGAAGGAAATAAAAAAGTAAATACTTATCGAAATGCACTTGCAGATTTCGAAAAACAGCAAGCAGATAATAAAAAGACTATTGATAGTCTTAAAGTTAGTTTAGAAGAAGAAACTAAAAAATTAAATGATATGGAGAAGAGTACTACTGCTAGTTCAACTGAAATAGCAAATCAAAGACAAAAGGTTGCAGATTTGTCTAATGAATTAGCAAGAAACGAATCTCAATATGATAAGAATAATCAAACTATTAATAAATACAAAACTCAATTAAATTTATCTCAAGCTGAAGTAAACAAATTAACATCTGAATTGAATAAGAATGAAGAACAATTAGATGATAATAAAAATTCTTATACTAAATTAACTGAAACCATATCAGATCAAAAAAGCAAATTAGCTGATTTAAAGACTCAATATGGTTCAGTAGTATTAGAACAAGGAAAGAACTCTAAAGAAGCTCAATCGCTTGCTAAAGAGATTAAATCATTGTCTAATAACATAAAAGATAATGAAACAAAATTAGAGTCTTCTACTAAAGCAATAGATGAATTTACTGATGCAGAAAAAGATGCTGGATCAGAGACATTGAAGTTAGGAGATTTAATTAAAGCAAACCTTACAAGTGAGGTAATTATAGCAGGAGTTAAGGGATTAGCATCTGCTATGAAAAGTGTTGCTAGTGGTTTGGTTAATCTTGGTAAAGAAGCAATTAAAAATTATGCCGATTATGAACAATTAATTGGTGGTGTTGAAACTCTATTTAAAGATAGTGCTGATGTAGTTGAAGGATACGCTAATAATGCATATAAAACAGCTGGATTGAGTGCTAATGAGTATATGGAAACAGTTACATCATTTAGTGCATCATTATTACAATCATTAAATGGTGATACTGCAAAGAGTGCAGAAGTTGCAGATATGGCAATTACTGATATGTCAGATAATGCTAATAAGATGGGTACAAGTATGTCTATGATACAAAGTGCTTATCAAGGATTTGCAAAACAAAATTATACGATGCTAGATAACTTAAAACTTGGTTATGGTGGTACTAAAACCGAGATGGAAAGATTATTAGCAGATGCTACTAAAATTAGTGGTATTAAATATGATATTAAAAACTTAAATGATGTTTACCAAGCAATCCATGTTATTCAAGGTGAACTTGGTATTACAGGAACAACTGCTAAAGAGGCAAGTACAACTATTTCTGGTTCATTAAATTCAATGAAATCATCATGGCAAAATTTATTAACTGGAATTGCTGATGATAATGCTAATTTTGAACAATTAATTGGTAATTTTGTCGAAAGTATTATGACATTTGCTGATAATATTGTTCCTAGAATAGAAGTTGTATTAGATGGATTAGTTGATTTGATACTTGGACTAGCAGATTCTTTATTACCAAAGGTATTAGATATAGCTGTTAATCTTGTTCAGAACTTAATTAATGGAATAACTAATAATATTGGAAGTTTAATGAATACAATCAATCAAATGATTACTACAATATTAAATGCATTAATTCAAATGTTACCTCAAATTCTACAAGCAGGAATACAGGTTATTGTTTCATTGATACAAGGTATTGCACAAGCATTACCAACTTTAATTCCACAAATCGTAGAGGCAGTTCTACTTATGGTAGAAACACTTATAGATAACATTGATTTAATAATTGATGCAGGAATCCAATTAATTATAGGATTAGCTGATGGATTAATTGCTGCATTACCACAATTAATAGATAAAATACCAATAATTATAGATAAATTAATAAATGCTATTATAGATAATCTTCCAAAAATACTTGAAATGGGTATTACATTGATTGTTAAATTGGCAGAAGGATTAATAAAAGCAATTCCACAATTAGTATCGAAGATTCCAGAGATAATTACTTCATTATTGAATGGAATTAAGAATTATTTCAGTAAAATGATATCAATTGGTGGTGATTTACTTGGAAAAGTAAAAGAAGGAATCACAAAAGGTATATCTGGAATGCTAGATGTAGGTAAAAACTTGGTACAAGGATTATGGAATGGTATTAATAATGCTAAAGATTGGGTTTTAAATAAAATAAAAGGATTTGGTAAGTCAATTTTAAATGGAATTAAATCATTCTTTGGTATTCATTCTCCATCAACTATATTTAGAGATGAAATTGGTAGCAATTTAGCATTAGGTATAGGTGAAGGATTTGAAGATGAGATGAATAATGTTTCAGATATGATGGAAGATGCTATTCCAAGAGATTTTGATGTAGGTGTAAATACAAATTATGATGGATTATCTACTGAAAATGGTGGATTCTCTAAAGATGTATTAGTAGAAGCATTCAAAGAAGCTCTAGATGGAATGACATTTAAGGCATTTGATGAAACATTTGGTGAATTAGTAATAGATAAAGTAGAAAAGGTGGTGTATTCATAATGTTATCGATAAATTGGAGAGAAATAGATAGTTCTTCTATCAATGGATTAATAATAAGTGAATTGCCACCTATTACTAAACCAAAAATGAGAACAAATATAATTAAAATTGATGGAAGAGATGGCGACTTGATCGAAGAGTTAGGGTATGAAAGTTATACCAAGACAATTAAGATTGGATTAGCTAAAAATTATGATATTGATGAGATAATTAAATATTTTACTGGGTATGGAGATTTAATTCTTTCAAATGAACCAGATAAAGTATATAGATGTAGTATTATGGATAAAATTGATTATGAAAAACTATTGAGATTTAAAAAAGCATCAGTTAAGTTTTATACTCAACCTTATAAGTATAAAAGAGATGAAGAAAAAGTAGTTTTAAACATAGATCAAGAGACATCAGTATCAGTTAGTAATATAGGATTAGAGAAATCTAAACCAATTATAAAATTACAAGGTTCTGGAACAGTAGCAATTAGTTTAAATGGTGCTACTGTTTTTAATTACACTTTTCCTAGCAACGAGAATGAAGTAATTATTGATTCGATTAAAGAAGAAGCTTATTTAAATAATATATTTAAGAATAGACATATGTCTGGAATATTTCCAATATTAGAAATTGGTGAGAATACAATATCTTGGTCTGGTGATTTAACTAAAATAGAAATTCAACCAATGAGTAGGTGGTTGTAATGATTAAAGTATATGAATCTACTGAACGAGTATTTAACCATAATGGATTAAAAATACTACATCCATATAAAGCAATTGTTTATATAGAAGATAATGGTGATTATTATTTAGATTTAGAATCTCCATTAGAAGATTTAGAATACTTGCAAGAAGGAAATATTGTAAGGGTTAATACAAGATGGGGTGAACAAGGATTTAGATTAACTAATCCTAGAAGAAAGAATAATAGAATCACTGTTAGAGGATACCATTTATGGAAAGACTCATCTAAATATGTAATTGTTAATAGTTATGTTGAAAACAAAGATTGTAATGATGCTCTAGATCACTTTAGGAGTGCTTGTGATGTTATAACACCATTTACAACTATCTCTGATATTAACATTTTAAATTCAATGAGAGTAATTAGAAAAAGTTTTGAAGAAACTATTTCATTGATGATTGAAAAATGGGGTGGACATTTATATAGAGATAATTGGGTAATTGGAATTAAACAAGATATTGGTCAAGATAGAGGAGCGGTTATTAAATATGGAAAAAATTCTCAAGACATAGAAGTAGAAGAAAATTGGGATAATGTTGTTACAAAGATGTTACCTGTTGGATATGATGGAATCACTTTACCAGAAGTATATCTTACATCTGATATTCAATATGATGTTCCATATACAAAGGTTGTTAAGTTTGACCAAGATATAGATCAAGAAGATTTTAAAGATGAAGATGGTAATGTTGATGAAGAAGCATATCACGAAGCATTAATTACTGATTTAAGAAAACAAGCTACTGATTATTTAGAAGAAAACAAATACTTTAAATGTAATTATAAAGTAAATGCTCATATAGATGGTGTAGTTGATCTTGGAGATACTATTGTTGTTAATCACGAAAAGTTAAATCTAAATATAACTACTAATGTTATTGCTCTTAAATATGATTGCATTAGAGATAAATATATTCAGATTGAATTTGGTAATTTTAAGTCTAAATTAAAGGATTTATTTAAGAATATTAAAGTAGATACTGAAGAAAGTATTAACAATGCTAATGAGGTTGTAAAAGTTAAATTAGAAGATGAATTAACTGAAGCTACATCAAAGATTTGGGGAACATTAGGAAATAGTTATGTAATCTATGAAGGAAATAGAATATTAGTTGTTGATGCTCTTCCTAAAGAAGATGCTACTAATGTAATGATGATTAATTCTCAAGGTATTGGGTTTTCTAATACTGGAATAAATGGTAATTTCAGTTCTGCTTGGTTAATTGATGGAACATTAGATATGCAAAATATCAATGTAATAAATATGACAGCATCATTAGTAAAAGGTGGAACATTTAAAGTTGGTGCAAGGGAAAATGAAGCTGGTCGAATAGAAATATATAACATTGCTAATCAATTGATTGGTACATTTGATGAAAATGGTATATGTGTTTATGGATTAGATGGAAGTAGGGTAATTATTAATCCAGATGAGTTTGCTGGATATGATTCACAAAACAATAAAGTATTTTGG